TTCACAAGTAGGACAATGCAATTCAAAACAAGAACCATTAATAAATCTTTTTTCAAAAACAGTTCCACATTTTTTATGTTTCACTCTTATAAATTCATCTTTTCCAATGTAATCATCAACCAATTCAAATTCAGGATATTTCTCTTTTATTTTCTTTTTTATCTTTTTAAAAGTTATTTGTATTCTTTTTTCTGCTTGGTATCTTATTCTACATTCTAAACTTCCACAAGTTTTACTATATCCTTTTATGAAATTTATAAATTTTCTTTCTTTTTCACAATAAGAACATTTAGGAATTTCTTTTAAATTATTTTTTAAAAGATAAAGTCGTTCAGTCAATCTTAAAGATTGAATTGATGAAAAATCTAAAGGAATTATGTTTTTGGTTAAAAATAAAACATCATTCCATTCAGTTTTAAATTTTTTAATTCTTTTCCAATTCACACAAATTTGTTGAATTGGTTGTTTTAAAAGAATTTTCCAATTTGAATTTAAAAATGTTTTTCCTAATTCTTTAGAAAGTTCTTGTTGTAATTTTAATTCTGTTTCTTTCTTTTTATCTTCTATTTCTTTATAATCTAATTTTCTTCCATATTTTGCTACACATTTTTTACAATAATCTGGTGGTGGATTTTTAAATGTAAATGTTTTAAAAGGTTTTCCACATTTTTTACATTTAGGAATTTCTTTTAAATTATTGTATAAAAGATAAAGAACTTGACTTTCTGTTAAATTTGAAAGATTGTTTTCTTGAATAAAATCTTGAATTATTTTGTATTCTTTTGGGTAATTTTCTTGTATCCATTTGAAATTATGTTTTATTTTTGCACTATTTATTTTTCCATCTTTTCTAATAAGATTGTTTTCAATAAATTCTTTTAACATGTTATCATTTTATCAAATTCTTTTTTGATTTTAAAATAAAAAAGGGTTGGGTGAGAATATCTCACCCAACCCATTGAAGTTTTCTTGAATTTTTATTTTTAAGCAACAACTTGTCCTTTAATAAGTTCTTGGAAGTTAGCATCAGTTCTTGTAACATTTACATTGATTTGTATGAATTCAGCAACTCTTTCAGGTTTGATGTAAATATCAATTACTAATACATTTTGGTCAATTATTTCAGGTGTATTGTTTGTTTCATCACAAACCACGAGAAAATCATATAATCCCCTTCTTCCTTTCACTTCACGCAAATATGGTTCTATCATTCCCTTTACTCTTGCTCGAGTAAATTCATCATTAAATTCAAATAGAGAATATTTTGCTGTTGTAGCAATTGCTTTCTCAATTGTAATTAACAATCTTCTTACATTTAATCTGTCCATTGCAGATGGTCTTGCAGTTGCAGTTTTATTTCCCCAAATTATTGCAACTCCTTCACCAGGAACACTCATAATTGGGTTGATTGCATTTACATACAATTCATCTCTATTTTGCTTTTTAGGATTAAATCCTAATTTAATTGCATTCTTAATTTTTCCTCTAAATAGTCCTGCAGTTGCCCACCACGGGTCGTAATCCCTTGCAGTCACTGCTAATAGTCCAGCAACATCACCACCGATTGGCATCCATCTATTTTTATCATTGAACTTGTCATATTGATATTTTACATTTCCAAATATAGCAGCATATGTGTTGAATTCTTTGAATTTAGCATTTGACAAATCAGGACTTCTTGTTCCATAATTTTTTATTAGATATTCAGTTGCTTCAGTTGAAGATTTACCAACTATTTCATCATATTCATAAGGAGATATTATAGCAACACAATCCTTTCTTGTTTTACAAATTACACTTGCTTTATTCAAATCAAGTTTGTGTGCAACTAAAATATTCAAATCAAAATCTTCTGGATTTGCGAATAATTCATAGGCAAAATCAATATCTGCTTGTTCATAAATTCCTGTGTATTTTAATTGAGATAAATCACTTGCATTATTGTTCGGATAAACATTATCTTTAGAAACTATTTTTAGTTTCAATTCATCAATTGATTTATCATAAGTGGAAATTGGTTTTGCTTCTTCTCCTAATTTAGCATAAAGTTTTCTTGACTTTGTAAAGAATACATGTTCAACAAAAATGTTTCTTCCATAATTGTCTCGTCCAGTTTCTTTATAAGAAACTATATATTTTTCTGCTATATCATACAATCCTGTTTTTTCATCTTTTTCAGCAACTAATACTATAAATTCTCCAGCATCCCAATCTGGTTCATAATCAAATAATTCAGAGAATTTAATTAGATTTGAACCATCAGTTGATTGTAATGTTGGAACAAATTTTTGTGTTGTGTCAGAAGTGATTGGTTTATTCCATCCATTCTTATCTGAACACACAATAACTGCTAAATTTTGTTGAGAAGTTACATAACGATTTATAAACATTAAAGATTGTGTAATTGCTAATCCTTCAAGTGTTTTTTCAGCAATATCAGAATTATACATATTTCCAAGTTCAGTGTTTTCAATTTTTAATTGGTTTGAAGTATCAATATCAAATGTTATTGCTGTGTTTTTTGCTGATGGGTTCATTGGTCTTACAACATAAGCAGACTGTGCGTATTGTAAGAAATTCCACACATTAAACCAATCTTCATAGTTTAAGTTTGTTGGGTATCCAAAATTTCTTATTAAATCAGTTTCATTTGTGATTGGAACAATTTTTAGTGCTTCTCCTGTATCTGCTCTTAAAATAAATCCTGTTTTGCTTGCTGGTAATCTTTTTATTGTTAATGAAAAATCTCGTTCTTTAACATCAACAGACGGACTTAATGAGAACATTTATTTTTTCCTCCTTAAAAATACTGAATTTTTATCTTCTTATTTATTTAAAGTCTATTTAATAATAAATTCTTTAAATAAGAATAGATTAAATAGAATTTTAATGATGGAGGATAAAATATGAAAATTCTTGGTAAAACTAATTTTATGTTAAATCCATCAATTGGTTTCGTTGTTGAACCTTATGATGGAAGTGCTGACCCCAACAATCCTTTTCCAAGTGATGCTGCAACAGGAAGATTGATTTTTAGAACTGATGAACAACAAATTTATATTTGTGTTTCAGATAATCCAATTGTTTGGCAACCTTTAATTAAAGTTACTTCAAGTTATATTCACAATCAAACCACAAATGCAACAACTTGGAATATTCAACATAATTTAGAAACAACTAATGTTTTAGTTCAAGTATATGATACAAATGGAAATAAAGTAATACCTGAAGAAATAAATATTGTGGATAAAAATAATATAACAATTACATTTTCAACAAATTTTGCTGGAAAAGCATTAATAATTGCTCTTGATACTCATATAGGTGCTTTTGTTCAAGAAAATAAATTATCTCAAGATGTTTTAAAATCAGACCAAGACATTACAAATGTAATTTATGATGAAAATGATAATCCAACTGAAGTAGATTATGGAGATGGTTCAAAAGCAATTTTAACTTATGTTCCTGATGGACAAAATGGTGCAGGAAAAGTTAAAACAATAGAATTTTATAATTCAAGTAATGTGTTAATTGAGAAATGGACTTATACTTATGATTCAAATGATAGATTAATACAAGCAACTAAAACAACTTCTTAAAATTAGCAATTCAAATAAATCATCTGCCCATTAATTCTAATATCACCACCTGCTTGTATTGTTATATTCTGTCCAACTTGAATAGTTTGGTTTTGTCCTATTTCTCTTTTTTCATTTTGTCCTATTTTTGTCTTTTTATCTTTTTCAATTACTTTATATTCATTTTCATTTACATGTGTTGTTTTATTTCGTTTTACTTGAACCCAATCATTTCCATCAATTAAAGTTAATCTATCTCGTTGAATATATATTTTATAATCTCGATTAATTATTTTCATACCATCTTTAGTAATATGAACAATCATACTTCCATCATCAATCATTGAAAAATATGTTCCTGTTGCGTGTTGTGTAATAACTCTTCTATTTCCTGGTGTATCATCTTGAATAAAAACATGCCCAGAATGAGTTTGTTTAACAACAATTTTTCCATATTCTGCTTTTTCTGGTGTTGGTCTTGGTTCTTTAATTGTTTTTTGAAGTATTTCTGGATATTCTAAAACTATTTCAGGGTGGACTTCAACAAGATTTTTAATAACAATATAATCAGGAGTTCTTGTTACTTCGGTATTGTTAACAGATGGATTAAATGAATTTGGGTCAGGTAAATTAAATTGAACATATCTTGAAATTGAAGTTTCATTATTTTCTTTTTTAAAATATCCTAATTCTTTTTCTTTTTCTTTTAAATCTCCAAAACCTAAACTCATTTTGAATTTTCCTTAATCATTTTCAACAATTCAGCAGTTGAACCAGTAAAAATAGCATTTTGAATATTAAAAGAATTTTCTTCTTTCTTTTCTTCTTTTGAAACTTCTAAATTCTTTTTAATCTCTGTTAACTTTTTATATATATCAATCATCAATTCAAGATTTCTTGAAACTGAATCTTGTAATTGTGCCAATGCCATCAATTGTCCTGCTTTTAAATCATAAATTTCTAATTCACTTGCATTTGCAAGAATTTTTTGTCCTAATTGAATTAATTTCATTAATTCTTGTCGTATCATTAAATAATCATTTTTCAATTGTTCAAAAGAAAATAATTCTTCTTCAGGAATATTTTTTGTATCTATTTCTTCTAAATTTATATCCTTATCAATTTTGTTAATTATCTCTTCCGAGTGGATTTTTTGCAAATTAAATTTCTCTTCAAGTTTTTCTAAATTCATTTTTTCACCCTTCTTTAATTTCTGTTTTCACGGGTTCTTTATCTCGTTCATCAGGTGGATATAAAGGTTCAGTATTTATTGCTTTCATTGTGTATTTTTCTAATTTTTTCATTGTATCCAAATCAAAATAATTTATATCAATTTCAAGTATTTCTTTAGATATTCTTTCAGGAATAAAGTAATAAATTTTAGCAGTAAAAGACAAAGTTGCATTCAAAATTCTTAATTCTTCAGTTGCAAATTCTTCAGGAATATCTAACATTACACTTTGCAAATAGATTGGAACAGAAATTGCATCAATCTCTGGGTGTAATTTAATATCTAAAGAAATACTTGGAGAGAAAAATGGAATAATTTGTTCTATTATTTGAAATAAATCATAAACAGTTTTTGTTGAAATGAATAAATCAATAGTCATTTCATAAGGAACAGGCATAAAAGTGTATTTATGATTAAATCGAATTTTGTTAAGTTTATTCAATTGTCTTTGAGAATCATAATTTAATCCTGTTATTGAACATGCCATTCGTGGAAGTGCTAAATCAAAATAAACAGGAGTTGTTGTTGTATTATCATCTTTTTTAATTCCAATAGAAGATAAAACAGAAATATAATGTTCTTTAGATGCAAAATTAATTGGAACTTTTATTTGTCGTAATTTATTATTATTCTCATCAAATTTATAAATTGTTATATTTGAAAAAAATTCCATAAATGCTAAAATTGTTTTTAATGAAATATTAAAACTAAAATAATTTTTCATTTTTATTATTCACCTTCAAAATCAATTTGTTTCATTGCTTTAGAAAATATTATTTCTTTGCAATAATTACAATTTTCACATTTTTTGTTACATTTATTTCTAAATTCAAAAAAGTCATTGGGAATTCTTTTATTATCCAAATAATAATAATATTTTAATGCGTTTAAAGAATCTAAAATTTCTAATAAATTCCCATCAAAATCTTCAGTAAAATATGCTAAAAGCACTTTTTTTAATAAATCTTCATTAAAAGTTCGTCCAGCAATTTTAAAAATTATATCATCATCAAAATTTTGTAATTCTTCTGGTCTAATAAAAGGACTTTTTAATACTAAATATGGGTTATGTTTATATAATTTTATACATCCTAATTTTTCATTTATATTAGAATAAAATTCAAAATTATTTTTTATTATTATTGAATTATTAATTGATAAATTATTTAAGATAGAAATAACAAAATCATGAGAACATTTAAATGGACAATTAAAAAGGCATCCTTCATTAACTAAAATCTTTACTTTAACATTTTCTTTTTTTAATTTTTCTATCAAAATATTTCGTTTATTTTGCAACAAATTTAAATTTCTATCAATATTTATTTCTTTTATTTTTTTCAAACCATTTAATTCTAAAAAATCATTTAAACTATAAAATTTTTCTATTGAATCAATTCCAAAATTTATACTTGGAATATAATTAATTTGCTTAAAAAAATCATCAAATTGAATTAAAAATAATAAAAAATATGTATCTAAAAAAACAATGTTATTAATATCGTATTTAATTAAAAAATCTTTTAATTTTTTTATTTGATTAATATCATAATTGTTTATAAAAGCAAATCTGCCATTTAATAATACATTTTTTTGAATTGAATTATCTAATTCATTTAATAATTCATAGTTTTTCTCTTCAAAATCCATTCGTGCTGAATTATTTATTATATCTGGAATTGAAAAATATACAGAATAAATTTTACTTTTATATTTATTGACAAAATCAATATATGATTTACTAAATTTTAAAGGAATATCAAAAAGTTTCATATGAACTTTAAAATTAAAAATGATGGTTCACATAAAAAATTAATATCTTTTACCCTAATTTTACTTATACCCCATTCATCAACAATTATTTTAATTTCACATTGTTTATTTTCATCTAATTCTAAAATTTTAGAACTTAAAAAGTTTTCTAATATTTTTGCTCTATCTTTTACTTTAATTTTTGTTATTTCATCAACCCAAGAAATATTATCAGGATTCTCAATAAATATTTGCAATAAATATTCTTTATTGATTTTTAATTTATTATTTAAAATTTCATTATTATTCTCATCAAAAATTTTAAAATTAAAAAATGGTCTTTTTAAAATCTTGTTAGATGTTTCATCATAAACAAATTTATAAGGGTATAAAAAAATCTCTTGAGATATTAATTTATCATCTTCTATAATTTTACTTTCACATTTACTATTATCAATAATACTTTTTGCATAAACATCTTTACAAAATGCATTTAAAACTTTAGATGTTTCAGTATCAAAATATAAAATTTTTTCTATAATTCCATAATTTTTATTATAAAATATTTCATACATTTGTTACTTCTCCATAATATTTGAATAAAACACCTTTCGGACCGCCTAAAAAATTAATAATAAATCCAGCATATCCTTTAGTAGAATAAGAATGTGTCCCACCATCAGAAGAAGTTCCTGTTGCTCCGAGATTTAAAGTGAATTTATAACCTGTTCCATCTAAATATGTTGGTGCTGATGAATTATAATCAACATAAAAATAATCACCAAGAGAAGGAGAACCACTTTCATATTGAGGGTGGGGGTTTGCAACTCTAAAAATTGAAAAAGTAACTATTGGAATTACTAAAAAATCACTTGGTTGTATATCATTTTTTATTTTTTTATAATCATTATACCAATCCGTAAAATCAAAAGTATATATTATAGGTTGCCCAACACTTGACGCTGTAATTTTAGAATATGCTGTATAAATTAATCCTTTATCTGGTAATTGCAACCATTTATTACTTAATTTTCCAGTCTCATCACTTATTGGAATACAATTAGGAGTGGGTTCAACACAAGTAGGTATGTAATTTTTATCAATTTTTCCATTTTCATCACTTATTGGGATACAATGTGGTGATGATTTCTCACAAGTAGGAATAAACCCTTTATCAATTTTTCCATTTTCATCACTTACTGGAATACAATTAGGTTTAGGCAACTTACAAGATTTATACCCATTTAATCTATCAGCATCAATAAAATTCAAATAATCATAATACATATTTTTCCCTTAATTTAACACATATTTTATTTTATTTAAAACAAATAAATTATCTGCCCACCTAAAACAACTATACTAACAAAAACTAATAATGTTCCATAAAAATAAAAGAAAGGAACATTAAAATACATTTTTGAAATAATTGTGCATTTATGCGTTGGAGAAATAAAATATCCTGCAAAATCAATTAAATATAATAATGGTAAATAATGATTTCCAAATAAACTAATTCCTATTCCTGTTAATGCAGCATATCTTGATGAACTACCAAGAATAACAGAACCTATAAAAGATAAAATAACAAATAAAATTAAGACTGATGAAGATTGTGAAATTGATTTGAAATATGGAGTTCCATATAATTTTAAGAAATGAGTTGCAATCATTAAAACAGCAAGAAATATTATTAAATTGTAATTTATATTTTTTAATGATTTGAAAAATTGATTATAATCTAACAATATCATTCCAATTAGAAAAATTAAAAAGAAACTAAAATAATTATGAATTAATAGTGCAATAACAAGTCCTAAAAGTCCAGACATTAAAATATATTTTACTTCAATTGGATTCACCTTTATTGAATTATCAAGTCCTAAAATATTTATATCATCATTTTTTATCCAAACAAAATAAGCAAACATCAATAATATGAAATATGTTACTATTGCTGGAAATAGTAAATGTAAAAATTGAAAATAACTTATTCCTGCCACTCCAATTGTAATTATAATTGATTTTTCTAATGGAGACCAAAGATAATAATGATGCGAAGACAGATACGCTAAAATTCCCATTTTTTGATTGTTTTTTTCTTTATTTTGAATACTATCTAACATTCCACATGCTAAAACAATTCTCCCAGGAACGGGTAAAAATCCAAGAACATTTACAAATAAAAACAATAATAGTTTTTTATTCTTTATTTTTTTAAGAATAAAATCAATGATTGGAACAAAAAGTTGTTTATTTTTTAGAAAATCAGAAATAACCAAAACAGAAAACAATAAAAATACATAAGGAACAATACCAAAGACAAGTTTTTTTAATTCTATCATTTAATTATCCCCCTAACAATGGATTTTTTTCAGAATTATCAACAATATTTAATTCTTTCTCTTCATCTTCAATTTCTTTATTATTTCTTTCAATATCTTCATCATTTAAATCAAATAAATCTTCTAATTTAGGAAATGTAGGAAAATTATCATAATCTTGTGTTGCAACTTCTTGCGGAACAATATCATCATAATCAAAAATAAATAGTTTACATTCTAATTTATAAGCATAATTTTTTCCTAATGGAAAATTCACTCCTGGTATATTATAATCAGTTACATAAGTTATCTCAAATAATCTATCTGAAACAACATGGTAAATCAAATCCTGTTCTTTAGGAATTATATTAAAATGTTGAAACAATTTTTTTGGAGCATACACAGTCATTTCATCATTTAGTTGTAATCCAAATTTTGTAAACATGTTACCAGGTCCTGCAAATCCTTCAACTTCTTCAACATAAACCCGTAATGCTTGTGCTTTTTCACTTATCTTTGTTTTAAATTCTTCAAATCCAGAAACTTCATTTAAAAGTTTTCTTTGAATATAATAAATATCTTGTCCATTTAAATATACTGCTTCTATTAAAATATTTTCAAATGTTTCAACTTCTTTATTATCTTTTCTTGAATTATTAAACAAAAATGGATAATCAAATCTCATCTGGGTTCACCACCTGAATATATCCAAAATATACAATTAATACACCATTCATTTTTATTTCTCTTTTTTCACCATTTAAAAACCGTAAAACAATATTTTTTCCTTTTTTAGCAATTGAAATTGAATCATCAACCCATTTTCTAATTAAAGTAATAATTTTTTTATAAGTTGTATATTTTCCATCCCAAACAATTACATCTTGAATTTCCGATGGATTTATCAATTTTGCTGCAATAGCAGCATTATCAAGTAAAAAACTTTTAAACGAAATCATTTTAAAAAATTTACCATTTCAAAATAATTTTTTAAATATTTGATGTTTTCTTTAGATATTTTATTTAGAAAATCACTCTTTTGTAAATCTAAAAAAATATAATCAAAATATAAATATTCTTCATCATCTTGTCTTTTATAAGGTATTTTTAAGAATTTTAAAAAATTTTTTATTCCTATGAAATTCTCTTCTAAAAAACTTGTTGGAACATTAAGTTCAAGATTTATCTTTTTTGCATTCATAGTTTTTATTTTTTCAATCAAATCTAAAAATTCAATTTTAAATTGAATTTCAGAAAAATTATCACTTTCTAAAAATATTTTATGTTGAAATTCAATTACATTTATTTGAGAGTTTTCAAAATCAACTTTTTCAAAAAAATTGCTTGATAAATATAAAAGGTTCAAAGAAGAAATATTTAAAATAATCTTTTTAAGATGTTTAGTTCGTAATGGTTCAAAATAAATCTTATTACACTTTTTTATTTCAAATTCAATATTTTCATTATTTCTTTCTTGAATACAAATATTTAAACCTTCAGAGTTTATATTATCTAAATAAATTTTTCCAGAATAAATATATCCTAAAAATAATCTTTCTCTTTGATTTTCAAAATTTAAATTTTTTAAATATAAATTATTTCCATTTAATTTAAAATATAATAAAATAACAGGTTTATTTATTTCATCTTTAATTTTTGAAAAGTCTATTATACTATCATCTTTTAATTCTATGACTTTATTTCTTTTAAATTTTTCAACAAATTCTTTTTCAATATGTTTAAAATTTTTCATTTTTATCCTACAAAGAAATCGGGTGGAAGTTGGTAAACATCAATCAATTCTTGTTCTAATTTTTCAAGTTCTTGTTGTGCATCTTGTTTTATTTGTTCAGCATTTAATTGCATACCATTTGGCAACATAGTTCCTTCATACTTCGAAAGGTTTAATCCCCATTGGTATCTTGCCATTTCAGTTGCATATTTCTTTATCCACTTATTATCATAAATATAGTTCTCTATATCTGGGTCATCAATATCAGGAATTTCATAAAAAATTATTCCATACTTTTGTCCTTTTTTAGCAGGAGTATTAATAAAATATAATTTTTTTGTAACTGGGTTAAAATCAAATTCAATTTTCACATTGTATTTTACATCCATAGTTTCCATAAATTCTTTTACTAATTCCCAAGTTAGTAAATTTCCTTTAAAAAATGAAAAATTCATAAAATCATTTGCAACAACATAATTCACTGCAAATGGGTCTTGCAAAGATGTGTTAATAGCAAAAGATGAATCATAAATTCTCAAAACTGACATCACTTCAAAAGGTAATTTAAACTCTCGTTGATTGTCTTCTGTTGGAATTAATACTCCTGCTCGTAATTGAGTGCCACCATAAGCAAATTGAAAATATTTTTGTAATGTTTCATAAATTATGTCTTCCAATTGGTCATCAGTAATTTCAATATTTACAACAGGATAACCCAATCTTCTCAAAATATATTGCTTTAAATCATCTTTTGATTTAACTCGTGGTTGCAAGTTTTACTTCTCCTTTTTATTTTTCTTTTTATCTGTTTTTTCTTTAGTTTCCTTTTCTTTAGAATTTACTTGTGGTTTCTCAACTTTATCTTCACTCTTCTCTTTAGAAACTTCTTGTGGTTTTTTAGATTTGACTATTTCATAAAAGATTGTTGAAAATTGTTCTGCTATTTCTTTCTCAATTTCAACAATTTCACCATGTTTAAAATGAACGATGTTTCCTTTTAGAAAAATATCAACATATTTTCCATTTGGTGCAAATACTTTATACATTTTTTTACTCATTTCAATCACTCCTTTCTTATCCTACTATTACATTTGGACTTCCAGTTACTTGTGTAACAATCAAACAACCAACAGCACAATCCCCTATTCTTGCTGTTGCTCTATTATTTGTTTTAACAGTTGGACTTCCTGAACAAATTACACCAACATGCCCACAAAAACCAAGAACAATATCCCCTATTCTTGCAGTTGGTCTATTATTAGTTATTACATCTGAACTTCCAGTTACAACAACACCACACATTGGAATACAACAAGAAGGACAATGACAACAACAAATTCCGCAATATATATCTCCAATTCGTCCAACTGCAGGCATAATTGTTAAAATTCTCCATGTAATTTTGAAATTAATAAGTTTCTTAAATCATTTGTATTTTTTCTTTCTTCTATAAGCATATGTTTAATATCAGGTGGATTTGCTTGTTTCATAGATTCATACTGCTCTCTATCACCAACCCCAAATTTTTTCTCAAATAAAAAATAAGTTGATTTAAATAAATTATTATTTTTATCATATTTTTCTTTATCTTCAATATCATAATAAGAATAAGTTTTATTAATATAATATTGACTTGATTGTTCATCAAATCCTACTTCATATAATCTAAAATCTTTTAAATTATCTTTTTCAAGAGAATTATCAAGGACAGGTAAAATATTTAAAGGAGAATGTGTCATTTCTTGCCAACTTCCATTTGAATATTCATAAATTTTTTGTTTATATCCACCACCTGATTTTTTAAATCCAACAAAATCATTTAAATTTTTACTTGAAGGAAAATAATAAAGATAGTAAGAATAAGATGGATTTGATATTAATTTTTCAATTTCTTTTAGTGCAGTCTCACGAGTTTTATTTAAAATTTCTATTTCTTGATTTACTTGTTGTTCTGCCAATTCATCTGCTTTTGCATTTACATTACTTTTTAATTGAGATTGCTTTGGAGTTGATAAAATTGAATTTTCAAGCATTAATATTTTCTCTAATAGAATTTGTCCGCCATTTAAAGGAGATAATATATCAAATGGGTTCATATTTAAAGAATTTAATTTTTCTATAATTTCTTCAATCTCATCATTTGATAAAGAAAAAGGTAACTGAGAATAATCAATTTCAGTTAAATGTTCAAAAATAAATTTTCTATCATTTTGTTCTTGAATAAATTTATTCTTATCTTTCAAATACAAATCTATTCCAAATAAATCATTTTTTAAAACATCAAAATGGGACTTTGGGTTATTTTTATCATCTTGAATTCCATTCTCAAGTTCAGATAAAGTAATTTTTGCATCTAAAATCCACAAGTATTTTTGAATTTTTAATGTATCTTGAGAAAAATCAAAATTATCTAATAAAAAATTTATATATTGATAAGAATTTTGAAAAAAATCTTTATTTCTTATAATTGTTATTTCAGGTAAATCCATATTTATCCTTTATTTTTACAAAGTTCTCTAACCTTCTCCAAAGCAGGTTTGTATTTTTTACAAATTTCACTATTTTTTCTTTTTCCGCCTTCGTTACAACCATATCTATTAAAGAAAAAGACTATCCTATCAACTGCTTGTTTTAAAGAAGTTGAATCTTTACAAATAACCTTTGCTATTTCTTCAGGTGAACCATCTTTAAACAAACCTTCAGGTGGATGATATTTAACTTTTACACTATCAATCCACTTTTTCTCTTCAAGATATTTTTCAAATGCTTCACTCAAAACACCCATTTTTAAATCTCCTTTTTTATTCTTGTATAAAATCAATTTCTACTAATTTTTCTAAAACATTTATAGGAATATCAAGACCTTCTATTTCATCTATTTTTGTTGGTTTAAATTCAATCTTTATTGTTTCAGTGTTAATAAAGTCTTCATATTCTCTCAATTGTTTTTCTCGTTCTTTTATAGCATCTTTAAATTCTTCTTTTAATTCATCTATTTTCTTATAAAATTCATCAATCTTCTCTTCATCAATAACAACATTGTCATTTTGTATAATCAATTTTCCATTTTCATCTCGTTTTCCATATTGTCCCAAAAGGTTCAATCTTTTAGATTCATATTTCATAAACTCTTCTGATGGAGTAATCATATTATCAACATCTTTCAAAGCATCATTTAGTTGTTTTTTCAATCTTATTACCCTATAATTAAATTTTACATTTGTTGTTTTCAAACTTTCTAAAATATTCCTTAATTCTAATGCATCAATGATTTTTATTTCCTTCGTTACTATTTCTGACATAAAAATCCTCCTTCTTTATTTTAATCTTCTTTTATTTCTTCAAATAATACTATGCAACCACCAGAAACTTTTTTAAATTTTAAATATTTATAAGGTGCATTTGGAATGTTCTTGATTTTTTTACCATTATTAGTTGCTTTTACAAACCCAGGACAATTATTACTATCCAATTTCAACGCCCAATATTTCCCTTCTTTTTCAGTTGAATAATCATCTAAATCTATAATCTTGTTATCAATCAACCATTTAACTATAAATTCATCAAAAGTTTCTCGTTTTTCATTTACAAAATCAATAAATTTTCTCATTTTAATCCTCTTTTTCTTTATTTAAATAATGTATTCTAAAACCATATTAAAAACCATAAAGTTATCTCTAAAATAAATCCACAAAACTTTATCCTTGAAATTGAAACAATACAAGTTAGGAGTTGCTAAAATTGATACATCAGGAAAAAAATCATAAAAGTAAAATTCTTGTGGAATTTCAAAATTATTTAGATTAATAACATTATACCCTAAATATTCACTTCCAAAATGTTTTTTTAACCATTCATCAATATGCCCTATTAAATTGTCTTCATCTCTATTTTCCAGAATTTTATTTTTCATAAAATCCATCAATTCTGTAAAGTTATTATCCAAATACTCTTGGAGTTTTTTTCCTGTTTGAAAAGTCATTTAGCAATCTCCTTTCTTTTTCATAATTTTAATGTATTCTAATAAAAAATCATCAAATTTTACAATTTTAAAATCACCAAGTTTAACAAACTCATTTATTTTTAAATCAAAATCTTTTGTATTCCAAAAAACAAAATCATCAGTCCTATTTCCTTTAAAAACAAGGATAGGAATTAAATTTTTTAAATCACTTTTTAAAATTTGATTATTCCAAATGTTATATAATTTTTTTACTTTATTATTTAACAATGTATTTAAAGTTAAATCCTTAAAATCCTTATGAAATTTGCATTCAATATGAAATGGAAAAAAGTTCTTTAAAATGTTTAATTGAATATCTCCTGATGAATCATTAAAAGTTCCTGATGAGAAATCTCGTTTTGGGATTACTTGTTCGTTTTCACCAATACTTTTAAAGAGTTCTTTATACTTTTCACAATTTTCTAAAAAAGTTTTATGTAATTTATCAGCAACTTTATTTTCAAAACTTTTTCCTTTTTGTTTTCTATACACACTACAACACCTTTACTTTTAAGGTATCATGTAAATAATCCAACATTGCTAAAAACTCATTTGTTTTGTCAATGGATAATTTTTTTGTCATTTTACTCAAAATTGGTTTTATTTGTCCTGATATTTCTGATTTATAAACTCTTTTTCCATTGTAATATCCTAATATTGCATACTTATCTGCTAAAGTTGATTTAATTTCTTTTAGTTTATTTAAAATCTCATCTTCAGTTATTCCTATAATAGTTGCCACAATTTGAAACAATCTTCCTTTACTTAAAAAAATGCTTTTTCGTCCTGCAGTTAAATCTTTCCCTAATTCATCAATAAAACTTTCTAAATAATAACATTTATATTCTTCTGAAAAAGATTGATAATTTTTAGCAATTTCATCAATGTAAAATCCTTCAAACTCATCTTTCAAAACATACAATCTTGGTTTTTCCATTTTTAAACCTCCTTTTATATACTCATTGATTTTTTCATCTTAACGAAATTCAAAAATAAATTCAAATTTTTTCCATCACTTGATTTTACAATAATTTTATCATTACTTTTTCTAATACTTTCAAAAAGTAATTTTAATCTTTCTTCTATTGTTTTTAAATTAGGAAATACAAAAAATATTTTTTTAGAATCATTAAAACTTATAAATTGCTCTAAAAATTTTTCAAAAGTTTCATTAAGAATATTTTTTGTATAATTATCATCAATATTTTCAAAGGGAGAATTCACAATATTAAAAAATTCACTATAATCAAAATACAATGTTAAATTTTCAGAATGTTTCTTAAATTCAATAAAATCAATATAAGGAGAAACAGGAATACTTATACTTTCAAAATTTTTTAGCATATCTTTATTTGTTGTTAAAAAAGTATTAACTTTTTTAAAACTAAAATTATTAAAATCTATTTCAAATGCCCCACAATTTTTTATTTTTTCTATATTCATATTTGGAATTAATAAGAGAGAATCTATTTTTATGTTTTTTACATTTTCAAACTGCACATTCTCAATTCTTTTCTTATCAAATTCTAATGTATTACTTTTTAAAAAAACACTTGAAACATTTTTTATAATTAAATCTTTAATCCACAAATTGTTTAGAGTAAATTGTATTGATATTTCATTACAATTCTCTATTATTAAATCAAAACTATCAGTTGTTGAGTTTTGAATAAAGAAATTTTGTTTTGTTTTTAAATTTTCAATTTTTACTTTTTTATGTTCTTTTATGAATTCTTCTTCAATTTCTAAATAAAATTTATATTCATCTAAATATTCATTGATTTTACTAAAATCAAGTTTATCTGTTTTTCCTGAAACTATATTGAATATTCTGTGATAATCAAAAGAGAAATCCTTTTTTGGAATTTCTAAATGAGTTAACAATTCAACCAATGCTTCAAATGATATATCATCTATATTAAATTTATTAGCAACAATTTTTGAATTATTTTTAAATTCTATATTTTTTAAGTATAAAACATTTAATAAATCAACTCTTAAAGTCTTCTCAAAAACAATTTTATTACTATTAATTTTCAATTCATCAATTATTTCATCTTTAAATTGTTCACTATCATAATCAATAACAACTTCTTTATCGTTAACTTCATTTTCTATTTTAATTTCTATTCCATTTAATCTTGCTTTGTCTGTGTTTAAAATTGTTAGTATAGATTTTTCAATATCTTTAAAATTCTCTCCACCATTTAGTTCGAATGTGTGTTTCATACCTTTACCTTATCAAATTTCTTTTTCTTTGTCAATTTTTTCTTCACTAAAAACTGGAATTAAAACTTCATCACCCATTTTAAAATTCTTTTTCTCGTTTGTTTCATAAAAAAATTGTTTTGCTTCATCTATTGATAAATTAGACATTCCCCTTAAAACTCCTTCAACAGTATCACCTTCTTTAAATTTATACTTTTTAAATTTTACCATTTTTCTCTATCCAAATAATTTTTTAGATTTTTGGACAAGGTTATGTTTAATAAAAGGATTTTTATCAGTTTTTATAACATCATAAATATTTTTCAATTCACTTATTATCAGTTTGAAAATTTTATTTCGTTCAGGTTTAATATCAAATTTGTTAAAAATCTCTTTATCTTTCCAAGCAATCACTTTCACATCATCAATATTAAACAATTTTAAAATTTTCTTATCAGTTGTTGTTATATAAATATATTTTACAATATCTCCTTGTTTAATCTTTTCTAAAGGAAGTTTGTATTCATCTATTAAAATATTATAAATCAAGGATGCTTTAATATGCTGTGGAGTTGCTTTTTGGAATGTGTAAATTCCATTTTTTTTCATAATTTGATAACTCTCAAGTTTATTAACCTTTGAACTAACTGCTAAATCATCTATAGATAATTTTTTTAATACAAGATTTTTCAATTCTTTATAATAATGTAATGCTTTTGTGTGGTCTTTTTCCATCAATGAATTCAAAATATTTTTTAATGTTGGTTTTATCTTTTCAGGTGTTGATGATTTTATCAAATCTAAATTTCTTGCTTTTAGAGAAGTTTCAGTATAAAAATCTCCATCATAATATTTTTTCATTATGTATTTCTTCTTCACTTCCAAAAACAAAGTATAATCTGATAATAATTCAAATTCCATCTCAATTGTTTCATCAAAACTATTAAGACTTTCAAGTCCTCGTTTAATAATTTTCTTTATTAAATTTTCAATCTTACTTATTTCTTCTTTTACTATTTTAAATTGTTCAGTTTTTGATAATTGCTTAAAGTTTGGAATTTTTTTATTTAAATAATCACCCAATAATACAAAAATTGAATCTGTATCAGAATAATTGATTTTATACCCTTCTTTTTCAAGATATTTTATTACCAATTTAAGAACATATCTACCACCTGCAGTTATTGACATTGCAGAATTTATATTAAAATACTTAAAATGCACATTTGCTTGTGCTCCATAAAACCCATTAATAAAAGTTTTATATGCTAAATTGTGCAAATGTGCATCATTATATTGGTTAATTAATTCATTCTTTTTCATTATCTCACCTTTATTCTTCGTATTTTATTATTCTATTCACTGGAACAATTATTTCAACATCAACTTTTTCAGGATTAGGCACGACTTCATATTGTTTTGTTTCTGGATTTATTTTTTGTGTGTAATTTTGTCTTTCCATTTTACCTTTTATCTTAACCATTTTGACTGTTGTATTTGGTAAAGTATAATCTTCCAAATTCTCAACTTCAATAGGTTCATAAGAATACAAATAAATCTTTGCCATTTTTCAATCTCCTTTTTGAAAAAATTAAATTCAATTTTATTTAAATTCTCGTATTTTTTGTTCAAGTTCTTTTTCTCTTCTTTTCCATTTCTTTCTTTCATTAAACATAAATGAAATCATTTTTGGAATTATACCATAAATTTTTCTACTTGTAAAATCAAAATTTGGTGTCATACATAAATCATATTTTTTTAACAATGGAGTGATATATTTTTCAACAAAATCTAAATCAAGTAAAACATCTTCTCGTTCAAGTGATTTTATTTTTGATAACATTTTTCTTTTCATTTTTAAAACTTCATCAGGTAATTCTTCATCAGAAATTAAAGTTTCTAAACTTATATTATAAGACCTAATCTGGTTAGGATAACTTGAAGTAATATCAAATACAGCAACCCATTCATATTCTCCTGCTTTTGGTTGTTTTACATATCCACCTGGATATGATGGTCGTTGTTTACTTTGTTTATTCTCTAATCGTGGAATTAATTTTTCTTTATACATAAAAAATTCTAATAAACTTTCTGCAGGTGCTATTGTTCCTAATGCTTTATCAAAATTTATCAAAGTAAGGTATGAATACTCAATTACAAACTTTAAAATATGAGATTTTTGTTCAAGTAAATCAATCAACTCAACATCTTTAAAGTTATATTTCATATACAAATCAAAATCATTTTCATACAAATTTGTCAAATTTCCTTCATACTCAACTTTACCTTCTCCTAATTCGTGTTTTGCAACATAATCGAGTTTATATGATGGAAGTTTTTTAAAAGAGAATTTTTTATAAAGTTCTAAATAGTCCAAAATGGAAATTCCTAAAATGTAATTCAATTTGTTTAAATCAACAAATTTTGAAAGATTATTCATTTTCTCTTTTAAAGTTAAATTAAATGGTATTAAATTTGCAAATAACATATACATATCTTTAGGAAATAATTTTTTTATCCTGTTAGCAATATAATACATATCATATTCAAGAATATTCCAACCCGTAATAATGTGTGGTTTATAAACAGAAATAAATTTTACAAATGAATATAATAATTCTCTTTCATCTTTGCATACTTTTTTCTTTGTAATCCCTTTAAATTCATTTGCTATTTCAAACTCTCTTGTTGTGAATGTAAAAAATTGTTTATTTTTTCCAATTTCTTTTACTGTTATAACAGAAATAGGAAATTCAGCATCTTTTGCTTCAGGAAAAACAGAATTGTCTTGTCCTGTATATACTTCAATGTCCAAAGATAAAATTTTCATTTTATCAAATTGTTGTTTTAATTTATCTTTTGTTTTTGAATATTCTTTAAACAAAAACAATCTATCTTCATTAAATCCATATACAGGTAAATTAGAATTTACATGTGATTGTTTAGTATCATTGTATTCTTTCCAATCATCAAAAGTCTTTGGAGCAAGTGGTCGTAAAGCAGGATAAGATTTTATATTTGATTTCCCTTTTGTTAAAGGAAAAAATAAAATTTTTGGAAGTGGTAAAATTTCCATTTTATCAATGAATTTTTCATCAAGGTATCTAAAAAATATCTTTGAACCAAATTTTTTATAATATGTGTAATATTTCATTTATCCTGTTCCTTTTTCTCATTTAATTTCTCTTGAATTATTTTATCTAAATATTTCAAACTTTTATTTGGAATTTTAGAAATAAGTTCAGTATTTTCTTTTGTTAAAATTGTATTTGCCGTAAACATTTCAACTATGCTTGTTTTTGAAGGAATTACTAAAAGCAATAAAGTTATAATTGCAAATACAATTCCAATTTTTCTAAAAATTTTCAAATAAAAATTCTTAATTGTTTTTTGTGATTCTATAATTTCATTATTTTTTTCAACAAATTTAAAAAGTGCATTTCTTCTTAATTCATCTTGGTATTCTAAAAAATTTATAAAAACAAAAATCCCCATTATTATTGAAACCACTCCAACCAAAATCCATAAAATAAATAAAATTTCTTTTAAAGATGGTAAAAATGCCAAAAGAAACCACCATTTGAACATTTTTATTTTCCTCCTTCATCCAAATTCTCTTGGATTATTTTATCTAAATATTTCAAATTTTTATTTGGAACTTTAGAAATAAAATATTCAGCATTATTTTTTGTTAAAAACACTTTTGATGCAAAAATCATTTCAAGATAACTTGTTTTAGATGGAATTATTAAAAGCAATAAAGATACAATTACAAACAAAATACCAAATCTTTTAAAAACATTTATTTGAAAGTTTCTTATTATTTTAAATGATTTTTCAATTTTATCCATTCTTTTCAATCCATAAATTACATCTTTTCTTAATTCTTCTTGATATTCTAAAAAATTTACAAAATTAGCAAAAAGCATTACCATTAAAATTATCCCTATAAAAATCCACAAAACAGATAAAATTGCTTTTAAAGATGGTAAAAACACCAAAAGAAACCACCATTTAAACATTCTCACACCCCTCAAAATTTATTCATTTGTTTTTTATTTTAATCTTCCATCATAAATTTTTTCATTTTAATAAAATTTGAAACTAACACTGCTTGTTCATCAGTAACTGATTTTAAAATTTTATCTTCATCTTTTTCAATTTTATTATTCCCATTTTCAATTTTATTCTCTATTTCAATCTTATTTTTTTCAAACTTAATTTTATTTTTTTGAGATTCAAGGATTATCTCCTTTCTAATTTTTGCATTTTGTTCTAAAATTTTTATAACGGTGTAAATAGAAAACACTATAAAAATAATTATAATAAATACACCTAAAAGCAAAAGATTTTGTGGAGAGAATAAATTCATTAAAAACCATTCCCATTCAGTTTTACACATTTCTATTTTCCTCCTTCATTTAATTTCTCTTGAATTATCTTATCCAAATATTTCAAACTTTTATTTGGAATTTTAGAAATAAGTTCAGTGTTATCCTTTGTTAAAAATGTATTTGCTACAAACACTTCAATAAGTTCCTTTTTTGTTGGAAAAACAGAAACAACAGTCAATAAAATTACAAAACCTATAATACTTTTTTCTAAAGTTTTTTCTACTTTTTTTAAACATTCATCACTTAATCCATTTTCATAACAAATTACAATATTCCATATTCCAAAAAACAAAATAAT